ATTTTCCTATTAACAAATGGATGCAGATCGAAGATCCCGACCAGAACTCTCTGACTGACCCTCTACGTTTCAAGTATGGTAATTACTATCTCGTTATGCAAGCCGTATCCAATACCAACGATGTTACCAACCAAACCATCGCCGAGATGGATTACAGTATCGGCGTCTTTTACCGTGACCCTTAGTTTATTGAAATAAAGGTTGTTGTAGTCTTACGACTACGCAATTTGCCATAATCCATTCATGTTCAGCTCTGGAAACAATTCTTGTAGGATCAGTGTCATCGTCATTTCCGAGGATGATGCTTGGTTTTCCCCACTTGATGGTTCGTTTCTTTCGGTACTTGTCAGTAACGGTGAATTGCTTTTGACATCCGAGCCACGGTTTCCAATTGGGAAAGTACTTCCAGTTGATGTCGTCGAAGATGGCATATAGAGCTCCGTCGTCCCAGTCATCCAAGTTGAAGAGTCCACAGAAATACATGGCCTTGCCAAGAGATCTTGCCCATTCAGTCTTCCCGAGCCTAGAAGCTCCAATAAGAATGAGCGAGCGCGGTCGCTCCACTTCCTAAGAAACTTAGCCAATATAGGCATGAGAGGATACAAACCCACCCACGGTAAGGAGGGGACTGGGGCCCCCCTGAACCATTTACGTACCTGTAGGAGATTAGCCTCCACCCAGTCTTTCATGGTAGGTAGTTCAACGAAGTCACATCTTCCACGACCGGAGTATTCGCACTCGTCTCTTCCGAAGCGCCACTCGCAAAAGAATAGAAGGCGTTCAAGATTAAGCACGTAATCGCGTGGAAAGCGACATCGCACTGCCTCCAGAAATTCGGCTTTGCTGCTGGATCGTTCCAAAAGCGTGCCCCAGTTATCGTTCGCCTCTCCCTCAGTATGATCGAAGTTAGCCAGAAGCTCAGTGTCCTCTTTGCTGCAATAGGCAATGACACTTCGAGCGGATCTTGGTCGTTGTATGTTAGGATGGTGTCCATCCACGTCAAAAACGGTTGTCCCCACAAATCGTCGTCTTCTTCCGAAGTGAAGGTAAGCGTGTAGGTGATAGTTCCCATCGCTGTGCAACTCCCTTGCAACCAGATATTTTGATGGATCCGTTCTTTCGACGAGAATATCTCGTAGTTGTTCTCGCTCAAGAGCGCATTGCGGGTATGTGAGGAAAATCTGTACTCCATCGAACGCAAATTCGGCAGCAGGCATAATATTACCCTGCTGCCACCCGCCACCCGCCACCTTAAATACTTTATAAAAGGTGCTGCGCAATCTGACCATATTCGGATGGCTACCTCTTTGGGACAAATCGCTGCGGGTCTCGTTGCGACGGCTGCAATTTATCCCCTAACTAGGAAGTGGGATCGACACGTAGAGTCCAATAAGCGTAAAGCTGAAGATCAGAGATCCTTTTCTGTGAAACGTCTAAAATTAAACCGCAATACTGATATGGCATTCCGTACACGCAGAACATTCCGTCGCAGATTCCGTCGCCGAAAGCGTACATTCCGTCGCCGTCGTATGCCTTTTCGCAAACGACGATTTACAAAGGCTGTTCGCAGAGTTATCCTTAAGACCTCTGAACCAAAACAGGTCTGGGCCCCGGAGAACACTACGGGCTATGCGATAAGAGAAGGTGATGGTACTTCTCGTATCATCAATGTGACATCTCCTCTATCGGCTCCTATTCAAGGAGTCGAAGATGATCAGTTTATTGGTAACAAATTCTTTGCTAAAGGTATCGTTCTTCGAGGCCAAGTCGGCACGTCTGGCGAAGTAACCAATCGTCAGGGCTGTATCATTCGAATCACTCTCGTGTTTTCGAAAGAGCAAAACCCACTTGACGGAGCATGGACTGAGTTTACCAGTGCAACTACATCTTCTGCTGCTCCTCTTGCTACGTCTCCGAACGTGAATCCTCGATTCTTTGAAAGTTCGAACGCTACGCTACAATTCGTAGGTAACGGTTGGACGTTACCCTTTGACCGTACTCGTGTCAAGGTTATTACGTCTAAGACTATTGTCGTGAACCCGGGAGTTGAAAACGACGCTGGTGCTGGCATTATTGCTATGCCCACTCCGTTTAATCTGTATTTTCCTATTAACAAATGGATGCAGATCGAAGATCCCGACCAGAACTCTCTGACTGACCCTCTACGTTTCAAGTATGGTAATTACTATCTCGTTATGCAAGCCGTATCCAATACCAACGA